CTGTTATGCTTGATTGGTCGATAGACTTCATCTTTTCTAACCTCCATCCATTCCATACACATATAACCGTTTTATCCCTACCGAATCGTGCTATATCTGCAGTTATATAGTTATCGCCCTCCTCTATAAAGTCATTTGTAAAAATATCACAAACAGATGAAAACTCGAATAGCTTACTTATATCTTCGTCATACTCCCAGTTACCATTTAAAAGTCTTTCTCTTGATGCGTTATCTAGTTTTGCTAACGATTGAGCGTAGGACTCGTGAACGTGTTTATTGTCGCTTAGAAGTGCTTGTATAAACTTTCTGTATTCTGGTAGTGTGTTTTCCTTACTTGGTTTGTAAAAGCTATGATAAACCCAATTCTTAGCAGGGTTACAAGTCATCAACATTTTAGGTGTTAGATTGTGTTCCGTAAGCTTGTAACGTATTCTTGACATCACTACGTTTTTAGCTTTCTCTACTACCTGGTTACACTCGTCGATGAACGCTCCTGTAATCTCTAACGAACCTAAAGAGTCATAGTTAGGATCACTAGGGTAGTGGAATAAATCTTTAAGAACTACTTGCGAACCGTTTAGAAAGGTTATAGTTTTTTCGTTAGCATTATAGTTAAACTTACCGTTTATACCTAGTATGTTAGCTACGTCGAAAAAAGAATTAAGCGTTGTCTTCTTTAAAGCATCTAGTTTAGCTCTACCTATTAACCATCTAGAACCGTCGTAGTCAAGGCAGTTTAATATAATCCACAAGCACCCAAAAAAAGACTTTCCACCACCTGCAGCACCACCATACAGTACTTCTATAGTTTCTTTGTCTCTTAAATATTTGAGTGCTAAACCTTGCTTTTTGGTTAAATTAACATTCACCATAAGTCTTAAACCTTCTCCAATTTACTTTAATATACCTGCCACTTTTAGTGTAAGTTAAATACATCATATTGTTAATACTTGGCTTAGTACGTAATGCTTTACGTTCTTGTCTATTATTCTCTATGTGTTTAGTCATCATCTATATTAATATTAATGTTAATCTTATCACCCCCACTTGTAACGTCTTTCTTTTCAGCTTCATTAAGCCCTAAAAGTTTAGCCATATCTGCTAGAATTTTTCTGGCTACTTCTCTTTCGCCATCTTTCTGCGCTCCTTTGAACAGGTTAAAAAGTCTACCGTAATGATTGTTGATTACATTCTCTCTATTCTTAGAGTACTTTTCTAATACTACTTTTTTAGCTTCTGCCCAGTACTTATCCGCTTGTCTAGGTATTACGTCGTAGTTATCTTCGCAATAGTCTACCCATTCACGTCTAGTAGCATTCTGGTTAAACATAAAATCTATTGCTTCATTAACTCTTCTTTGAGTTTCTGCCTTTGTACTTCTTTTTCTTGGTTTCTTTTCTTCTTCTTCCATGGTGTTATTATACTAATTATAAGCGGTTTATAAAAATAATGTTTTTAATAGTTCGCATTAAAACGCTCTTTAACAGTCAACAAACAGCATTAAAACGCTGTTTTGTTTTGGTGTTAGGCACAATTAAAACAACCTTTGCTGTGCCGTATGTTCTTTTAGTCTTTTCATTGCTTTATCGTAATACTCTTTGTCAAGTTCACAAGCTGTTAAATCGTACTTCATATTATGACAAGCTATTGCTATTGAACCACTACCTAAATGAGTATCAAGTATTTTATCCCCTTCTTTGGCGTAGTTCTGCAGTAGCCATTCATAAAGCTGTATAGGTTTTTCTGTTGGGTGTATTCTCTTTTGTTTGTTCTTCATATTTTGTTGGAGCATCCCATTCCACCTCCATTTGAAATTTCTTACTGCAGTTTCAAAACTTGTATAAGCTAACTCACTATCTGAAAAATTACCCGTGTTGTCCTTATCCCAAACAATCCAACAACTACTGTTAGCGTTTGGTATGTTTTCAATAAAATGATTAGCCCCCCAAATAATCTGTTTTTTACTTACTCTTTTTAGTTCTTCAAAGTATTGTTTATTAGGTGCTTTGTTATCCCATTGTTTCTGAGTGTATTCTGTTGCTTTAACACAATTATCACCTCCAATTTTTCCACCATCCATATTAATCCCATAAGGTGGGTCAACTATTGCAAGATTAAAGTAATTATCTTCATACCTTGCCATCAATTCCATATTATCTTCGTTTGTTATCTTCATATCATATTAAATTAAAAGTGCCTAACAATGGCTAAAACGGCATTGTATGCAATTAAAAAAGACATACAACAATAAATATAAGTAATAAGGTCGTTATGCTCCAAGCAATCTAACTGGCTCTTATTTATACGTTTGCAACCGTGTCCAAAGCCTGTATGAACCTTACTACTCATATTCTTTGCCGTTAAAACTTACCCCTTGGGCATTTTTGACTTTTGAAGCGGTTCTTAACATTTAATATGCACCCGCAAGTAGGATAATTTCCTTTACTAGGTCTACCTAACTTCCCGCAAATCAAAACGCTATTACCCTCTTGCCCTTTTGTAGCTGAACAGCTGCGACAAATAGACATTCTAGTTTCGTAATCGTCAGATACTTCCATTCTTTTAGGTAGCTCGTACTTGATTACTAAGTCGTTTAACATTGATAGAAAGCAGCTTCTACAGGTCCTTTCTCTATAGTAGCTGTCAGGGTGTTTAAAGATGTGTTTGTGTATCTCTATTAACTCTCTCTTGTCTACTGAGTTAATAGAACGGTAGGGATAACCTACCGAATCTAATAATTTTATAAATCTCTCTTTCATATTAAACTAAAGTTTTTTTTAAGCTGTTATAAATTCCGTGTTAACTGACAAACATCTCCAGTTATCTTTCTCTAGGTCAAAGTAAGCTAAAACCTTATCACTAGCCTTACCGCCTTTAGGGTGCTTTTCTACTGGAACAAAAGCCAAGTTTGTAGTGCCCTGGGCTAATCTTACTGTTCCGTCTTTTTTGATAAACGCGAAGTCTGTCACTCCGTTAGATAATTCGTTTCTTAAATCTTGTACTTTCATAATATTCGTTTTTGTTATTCGTTTTTGTAAAGATATATAACTACTTGTTAAAAACCTAATACTTTTTAACCGCAACACTAAGTTAGTGGTATATTTTTAAAGATATGTGCTATTACATCTACTGTCCAACCATTACCTAGCATCTTATACCTCTGAGTATTACTTACACCTTTTGTATAGCCATCTGGTACTGTCTGAAGTCGTTCGCACTCGGTTACTGAATAACGTCTACAAACGTCTGGGTCAATAACTAGAATATCCATATCGGAATGATTTCCGCCACTATTACCACCTCCAGTTAAGCAGCTAGACTTATTTTGATTAAATTTTATTTTTATACGCTTATCTGTTTTGAAATAAGGCACTACAGAATCTTTATAAACAGTAGTCATACAGTTAGACTTTTTGTCTTTTCTTAACTCTAGATATTGGCTAATAGGAATGCTTTTATTATAATCTTCTCTTTTCCCTATCTCGTTAAGTCTGCGACCTACAACCCTACCGCCAACACCACAAGACGGTAAATTGGTCTCTAGTATGTCGCAAAGCTGAATACCTTTATCATCTGGTACTTTTACTTCTGGTATGTTTGTCCAGTATAAACGGTTTCTATTTTGTGCGCTTAAATGGCTACTATTAATCTTAATCGGTTCAACACCTAATGCATCTGTGATAACTTGCTCCCACTCTTTCTTCATTACTACATTCTCAAGTAAAAAGTATTTAGGTTTAACTTCTTTTAACACTCTTACGTACTCCCAGAATAAACCGCTTTTACCATTAAACCCTTTACCGTTACCTGCTACACTAAAACTCTGACAAGGGCTACCGCCAAAAAGTAAATCAATCTTTGGTAAATCTTTACCTTTCACTTCTGTAACACTCCCAATCTGCTTAGTTTCTGGGTAGTTATTTTGTGTTACTTGTATAGCATATTTATCTATTTCACTTGCAAAGTAGTTATCTACTTTAATTCCTAATTTGTCTAGAGCTATCTGTCCACAACTCATCCCGTCGAAAAGTGATAATACGTTC